TATATTCTTACAGATGAAGTAACAGGTAAATATCTAGGAGTTATCTGTATCTCCTCAGACTTCCTGGACTTGACTCCGAGAGATAATGCAATCGGATGGTCAAGAGATATTAAAACACAACAACACATGATTAATCATACAGCAATTGGTTCTACAATTGTTCCATTACAACCACTTGGATTTAATTATATGGGTGGTAAATTATTGGCATTAATGTGTTTATCAGATACAGTTCAGAAAGATTGGAAGCGTCAATATGGAGACACTCTTGTTGGCGTTACTACAACGTCATTATACGGAAAAACAAAAGCTGGAGGCCTCTCGCAGTATGATGGCCTTGAACATTGGAATGCTATGGGTTTTTCTAGTGGTTCTGTGGCTTTCGAACCTACGAGGTCGACTAAGAAATTGGTTTTCGATTGGATAAAAGAGAATCACACTAGAAAATATTTTGAATGGTGGGAAGCCAAAAATACACAAGGACTTCCACTCAAGCGTGACCATAAGAATCGTTCATTAAACTTTGCTTATTCTAAATTACAAATACCTAAAGAATTGATTCGTACCGAACATCAACGTGGTATCTATTTTAGTCCTCTCTATAATAATACCAATGAATTTCTCCGTAAGGAGATTACCGATTCTGAACTGGTAAAATCATTTGATACCAGTGAAGAAGCTTTGGCAAACATTTGGAAAACAAAATATGCCAAAGGAAGAATTAGGCAATTACAGAAAAAAGGTAATGTTTCATATGAAACCCTTTTCTATGATGACCTAATTGAATTGTCGTGGGAAGAAACCAAAGCAAAATATTTACCACAAGTTGGTCGATAAACGCTTGACAATTATCATATATAATGATATGATGTGATTACTCGTTTCATTACGAGATTTTATTATTAACTTTACTATGGAGTATTACAATGAGCAAATTATCTGCTAAACAAAAGATGTTAAATGCCTTACAACAAACTGAAGGTTACAACACTTTTACCGTGAAACAAGCACAACGCCGTTTCGGCATCACTAATGTTACCGCACGAATTGACGAACTCCGTCAAGAAGGCCATGTAATCTACACAAACCAAAAAGTTGTAGATGGCAAGAAAGTTTCTTTCTATCGTATGGGTAAACCAACTAAGCGCCTAGTTAAAGCCGCTCTCAAATCAGGTTACAGTTTAGCCTAATACATGGGGGCCTAGCCCCCTTTTTTTTAATTAATCGGAGCACAAATGGAAATATCAATTAAAAAAGAAGATTTACAAACAAAAAGTCTGTTTGTAGCAACACCAATGTATGGTGGTATGAACCATGGTTTATATGCCAAAGCGTGCCTTGATTTACAAGGCCTTTGTATGCAATACGGCATACAAGTTAAATTCTCATTTCTATTCAATGAGTCCCTAATTACACGAGCAAGAAATTATCTTGTCGATGAATATCTCCATCGTTCCGATTGTACTCACATGTTGTTTATTGATTCGGATATTCACTTTAATCCACAAGATGTTATTGCACTCTTGGCTATGGATAAAGAAGTTTCTGGTGGTCCTTATCCTAAGAAAGCAATTAAATGGAAGTCTGTAAAGACTGCTGTTACAAAGAACCCACAAATTGATCCTGGTATGCTTGAAAAAGTTACTGGTGATTATGTGTTTAATCCTGTTAAAGGTACTGCACAGTTCTCAGTTACAGAACCTTTAGAAGTTATGGAAATTGGTACTGGTTTCATGATGATTAAGCGTGAAGTGTTTAAGAAAATGGAATCAGCATATCCAATGATTCGTTATAAACCCGACCATGTTGGCCAAGCACACTTTGATGGTTCTCGTTACATTCATGCTTACTTTGATACTGTTATTGACACTACAGATTCTATCACAGGTGGTGGTTCTGACCGCTATCTATCTGAAGATTATATGTTCTGCCAGATGTGGAGAAAGATTGGTGGAAAAATTCACCTTTGTCCTTGGATGAAAACATCACACATTGGTACCTATCATTTCCAAGGTGATATGCCTGCTGTAGCAAACTTTGTCGGAGAAATGTAATGGCAAGTTTTACTTTATCAGAAATTCCTGAGGAAGAAAAGATTAAAGTTATGTTAGAAAAAGATAGATTGGTTGAGGAAGCACCTTATCATCCTGGTTATGAAGATGCTTCTTTCACAACAGCCGGTCGCAAATTTGATGGTGGTAAACTAGAGTATGGTTTAGTTCCACCATATGCACTAAAAGAAGTGGTTAAAGTATTAACTTTTGGTGCACAGAAGTATGAAAGAGATAACTGGCAAAAAGTACCAGATTCTAAACGTAGATATTTTGATGCCATGCAACGTCATGTGTGGGCATGGAAAGAAGGAGAGAAATTTGATCCTGAATCTGGTGTACATCACTTGGCACACGCTATGTGCTGCTTGATGTTTTTATATGAACATGATACAATATATTCGAAGCAGTAATTTTATAATGGAGAAATGATGAAACTATCAAATGAAACACTAACCGTATTGAAGAACTTTGCAACAATCAATCAAGGAATTCAATTCAAACAAGGCAAGAAACTTTCCACAGTTTCACCTACCAAAACTGTTTTGGCTCAAGCTGGAATCAATGATGAATTTCCACAAGAGTTTTGTATCTATGATTTGAACCAGTTCTTGATGATTTATAATCTGAAGAAAAACTGTGAATTGGATTTCACAAATTCAGATATTATCTTCAGTAAAGATAATGGCAAGAACAAATCTTATTATCGTAAAACTGCACCAGAAATGATTGTAGTTCCACCAAGTAAAGAAATTACATTACCATCTGTTGATTGTGAATTCACTTTGGCTTCAGAAGATTATGATTCTATCATTGGTATGGCCAAGGCATTATCTTCACCACACATTTCTGTAAAGTCTGATGGTGAAAAAATCAATGTAGTTACTTTTGATGCTGATGATGATTCTGCTCATACAGATTCGACTGAAGTGGGTGCAAGTAATGGTAAAGTATTCAATGTTGTTTTCAAAACAGAAAATATTAAAATGATTCCTGGTTCTTATGAAGTGAAAATTTCATTCAAAGGTCTTGCTCATTTTAAAAATACAAAAGAAGATATCCAATACTGGATTGCTTTTGAGGCTAAAGAAAGTGAATTACCAAACTAAAGGAATATTATGTTAATCTATTTTACAGATGCAGTAACAAAAAACAAATTTGCAGTTAATCCAGAATATGTTGTTGGAGTTTTCATTGCTAGTGATGAAGAACATAAAGGCAAAACAGTATTAAACTTATTGAATGGTTCTTTCTTGGTTGATGAAACTCAGTTGGATGCCGTTGGATATTTACAAGGAGTAAAATGAGTACCACGATTCAAACAATCTATGGCACCTTGGATGAAAAACAACTTAAAGAGTTGAAAGGTGCATTGGAAGAAATCAATAACTACTTCAATGAAATCGAACATCGTCAGAAGATGATTAAAGAGATTGTTGATTTGACTTGTGATAATACTAATCTTCCTAAAAAGATTGTTAGTAAGATGGCTAAAGTATATCACAAACAATCATTTCAACAAGAAGTTGCAGAAAATAAAGAATTTGAATCATTGTTTGAAAGTATTACAGAAGTAAAATAAGCAGTAAATTATATTATGGGAGTTTTGAATGCAACATTTATTATGGGTCGAGAAGTATCGGCCAAAAACTATTGAAGATTGTATATTACCAGATGCCATTAAATCTACGTTCCAAGAGTACGTTAACCGAAAAGAAATACCGAATCTGTTGTTGGCTGGAACGGCAGGCGTTGGAAAAACTACAATTGCTCGAGCATTGTGTAATGAGGTCGGTTGCGATTACATTGTCATCAATGGGTCTGATGAGTCTGGTATTGATGTCTTACGCAATAAGATTAAAAACTATGCTTCTTCAGTTTCTTTATCAGGTGGTCGCAAAGTTGTTATCATTGATGAGGCAGATTATCTTAACCCTAACTCAACTCAACCAGCACTCCGTGGTGCAATCGAGGAGTTCTCATCTAACTGCTCCTTCATTTTCACATGTAATTTCAAAAACCGTATTATCGATCCGATACACTCTCGTTGCTCGGTGGTGGATTTTA